GAGTAAGAGTAATTAAGATACCCATTTAAATTTTTGTAGTAAAATTATTTAGGGGTTTCCACTCTCGCTTTCACCCCTAATTCACTAGGAATCTCCAATGGGGGTCTAAAGGGGTACACTACTAGGGTCTAGTAGGGTTAACCCTTATACTACCCTTATAATAACCCTTAATAACACATTAAGGTAACCAGTTATCATCTTTAGGTGTCCTACCTAAAGCATTACTCATAAATCTTTCTAGGTCTGTCTTTAGTAGTCGTTGTCTGTGGTCGTCTAAAGCCCTGTCGCTATCTACAGACATCTGCTCTATCCAATACGCTACGGCTATAGATAAGGCATCTAAACGGTCATCATTCCTTAAACTACCCTTGTCTTTCGTTATACGGGTCATCTGATGGAATAACTGATAATTAGCGTCAGTAGTGTCAAAATCTTGTCTTATTAATTGTGGCGACACTATGAGCTTATGTTGGTTCATTACAGGTTCTAACGTATCTATAATCCTTAACTCTTTTTGCCTACTATGATTTACTTCTTCAATAGTCACAGGGTAATACCTACTAACTATTGGTTTTAATAATTGGGTAAACATTCCGTCCCCAAAGTTTCTCTCTACGATAATCTTATTAACTTCAGCGTTTCTAGCTTCTCTAGCTATTAGCTGTAAGTTATCTTCAACGTACCCACCCGTTAACCCTGTACACGATTGTACAAATAAATTACCACCTAACATTTTGACGATGGCAATCCCTAACTCATCTTTACCTCGACCACTAGGGTCAATCGACATTACTGATCCGTTGTAATCAGCAAAGTCTTCCGACTTAAACATTGGGCTATAGTATCTATCTCCTGTAAACCCAACACTAGGTAAATCTTCAATAGCGTATTCCTGACTTCCTGCCCATGCAATATTAACTGGAGCAAGTTTAGGATTAATATCCATAACGACAAGATCGGATAATTTTAGTGGGTATCGATCTTTATCGGAAAGCGTAGTATCTAACATGAACTGTAAACTAAACCCTGAACGTCCATAAGACGCTTCTCGTTCCTTTAAGTCTATGTCTGTAAACCTTTTAGGGTCTACGGGTTCTCCTTCTGTTATTTTACTATTAACAATAAAAGGAGCTAACTTGCCTTCGTATTTCTTGTTGTCTTTTGCTAACGGCTTTCTAGCCGTCCATATTCTAGTTGTATAACCTCTGCTGCCTAAATCATTATACATACTCATTTCAGATTGAGGTGTACCTAGAAATAAAATCTTACCGTCTGGCGATAAGACAGCTTCAAATTCTTTAATGTTGTCTGACAGCTTGTCCCTCATACTTTGAGTTAAACTGTTGTTTAAACTTTCACAGTCGTCACTAATAATATAATTAGCTCTTGACCCTGTAAGTTGTCCTGTAATCCCTACTGACTTAACTGAAGGTGCATGAGATGCTTTTGCTAAAGCAACATCAAAGGAAACATTTGAACCTCTTTGATTATCTTTAGGGGTTAAGTGTTGTAGTATTTCCATTTCACCAATTAGTCTTTTAGTAAATGTACTAAAGTCATCAGCTCTATTCTTTGAAGCTGATACTACTAAAAATTTTAAGTCTGGATTATTTAATAACTTCCAACAGACAAATGCTGAACATATCCAAGATTTGCCCACACCCCTAAAGGCTTGAATTACAGCTCGTTTAGGTGCGTGTTGTATAAAATTTGCCATATCATACTGTACTGGAGTAGGGTCTGGTAAATTTAAATGTTTCCAACATAGGAATAAAAAGTTCCTAAAGTCGTCTTTAATTGGGTGCATATTGCTCCATAGAGCCACGTAGACAGCTTTTGTTAATTAATTTGATCGTCCATAGCCGACTTTAATTCTTCCTCTGAAAATGGCAACTGATTAGCTAGTTTAGCTAACGGACTTTCGACAACAGGCACAGCATCAACATTATTATCTTTTAAAAATTGACGTGCTACGTTTAGGTCTGCTGACTTACATTCAGGGTCGGTTACTCGTTCTAGCAGTTTAGTAGCCAGTAGAGTATGTAACTCGTTTAGTGTATCTTCTTTTTTTGACATTATCTGTTTCTTTCTCGTCTTCTACAAATCGGACACATGTTGTCCAACCATTGATGAAATCTATGAAACATAGCTTCATACCAATTTATTAATCTTCTCATATTTATCTCCCTTTTAGTTTAGAACCATTCTAAATTAACAATCCCATTTTCGAAGTGATTTAGATAATCTATCGTCACCTGTATTGTTACTTGGTTTTTGTCGTTTTCTCATTCCACGCATACGTGCACAAAAGCTCTTACGTCTTGATGATTTTTTATCTGTTGTAGGTGCTTTTAAATTGTGCCCTTTGCTTTTATAATAATTTCTACCCTTTTGATTTAAACCACCGTCAGGATTTTGATGTGCTTTAAGTGTCATGTTATTTTAATATTAATTTTTTAATTGATTTCTCACCCATGTATATTTCTGTTTCTGCTTCAGACTTAATACATTGGTATTCTACATTGGCATTATAAACTCTATTAGCAATTCTTTTGCCTTTTAAACAATCAGACATAGTATCTTGTATTCTATGTTCTTTAATTTCACCATTAACAATCATTAATAATGCAATAACCATTTCAGTCATTAGTGAGCTCCATTACCATTAGCTCTTACTTTATCTTTAAGATGTTCAATATCTTCTAATGCTTTATCTAATTGTGTTTTAAGAAATTCTATATTAACTTTATTAGTCATATTCATTTCTTGAGTAGATTGTAATTTCTCTACAGTTTTATATAAATCTTCTAATAAAAAATGTTGTTCTTGGTCAGTAGGTACTTGCTCTGATTTTTTAAGTAAATCATTTTCAAATAATTCTCTTGACGTTTCTAAAGATGTTAATCTTGCTGTAACTTCTGTATATGCAAATACACCCATAGCTACTGCTATAACTATACCAATCATGTTTTTAACTGGCATACTTACTGCTGTATTTTCAGATATTTTCATTTTTTCTTTTTCTTACATTTACATTTTTTACTTATAACTAATGCTTCTATTTTAAATATAACGTCATCTATATAACTAAAAAAAGCATATAAAAATCTATCAATCATTTTTTGTACCCTAATCCTTCTTCTCTATTTTTGTAAAGTTTACGCCATGCCCAAACATTTAATTTACTTGAATAATGGTAAACTAATAGACAAAGCCATTTCATTATTTCTTCTTAATCTTATTCATAGTAGTTACCCCAAATGAAGCTCCTACGATTGTCAAAATGATGTACCAAAACATTGGGTCAGCAAATTCCAAAATTTCCCAACCTCGTTGCATAGTGTCCTGTGTGTATGGAATAAAATGACATGCCATTAAAACTGTAAAGAAAATTACTAACCACTCATCTTTAAAACTATTATCCTGTTGACGTATTTGTTCGACTGATATAGTCTTTGCAGCTTCGATTTCTGCAGCTCTTATAATTTTAGTCTTTTCAGCTTTGTGACTTAAATGTGACGAAACTTTGTTTATCGCCATTTTTGTCAAAGGGTTATTAAATAATTTTAGTAAGTGTATCATTATGCGTATCTGTAAGCTCCTCTATTTTTCTTTCTTGTTGCTACTCTTAAATTTGATCTAGCGTTGTTTTGAGGGTTGCCATCTTTATGGTCAACGTCTTTACCATCTCCTTTAGACACAGCTCCTTCTGCCATTAATCTTCTTCTAGCTGAATTACGTTTAGCTCTGTTTTTTTTCTGTTGAGCTGTCCCTTGATATTCTCTATATTCTTTTCGGTAATTTCTAGCCATTAAGCCTTAAATCCAGATCGCATATTCTTGTACGCCTTTTTAGAAATCGTACTGTTTTTCTTTGATCTTGAAATACCTTTCTTTTTTCTAGCGTTTATGTTTGCGTATAGTCCTCGTTTTGCCATTTTAGCTTCCTATTGTTGGTTTTTCTTTGCATATAAATTTTATAAAAATCCCATGCTCGTTAATTTGATCTTGTCCTATTTCTTGAATTTTGTTTAGAGCTTCTTGGTGTCCGTTTAGCATACAATTATAAAAATCATTGTAAGCTCCTATCTCATGAGGTTTTAAACAACTACCACTTATTGTGCTACACATAATCATAAATAAAGCTATTGTTTTCATTTTTTATGTTGCCTTCTTTTTGATTTGTTCATAGAGCTCCATTTAATTCTACTAGGGTTTTTTGAAATTGATGTTTTTTTAAAACGTGATCTTGTTTCGTGAGCTTCTTTATTTAATAGCCCTTTAGCTTTAGCCATTCCATTTCCAAAAACCAACTATTGATGCAATTAATGTTGCAAAAAATATTAATACTGAAACAGCACCTTTTCCTTTTGAAACTTCTGTTCTTAATGATTTTACTTCTCGACTTAAATCTTTAATACTTTCTTGAATATGCTTCATGCGTTCAGCACAAAGTTTTTCATGGCTTGAAAGTCTAACCCCAGTAGCCACATCAGCATACTGTTTAGGTGTCAACTTTCTAGCCATTTAATTACAATACTATCGTATTAGCTTCTTCTTCAGTTAATGCTTCTCCTGCAATTAACTTTGCTTTAGCACTAGCTTTTAAATCTGCTTTTTCTTGTCTAGCTGTTTCATCTGCTGTGTTTAAAGTTTCAGCTTTTGCTAAATCAGCTTGTCTTTGTGTTTCCATTTCAGAAATAGCTGTTGCATCTGCCTCTGATTGTGCAATTTCTTCAGCAGTTAAATCAACTACTGTAATTTCTTCTGGTGTCCATACTGTTTTTTTCATATTTTCTCC